GTCGGATGACTCACTCCGTATCAAGGGCCACACCGATGGTTGGATTAAAGGTATTGGTGATGACACTCTTATTGAAATTAAGTCAATTGGTATCGGCACTATCCGCGCAGAGGCCCCTAGCCTTATGCAGGAGGCCAATGGTGACCTTATGAAGGCTTGGGGTAATGTACGTCGCCCATTCGGTCCTCACGTCATGCAGGGTCAAATGTACCTAGAGCTAATGAAGCGTATGGGTAACCAGATTGACGAGATTGTCTTCCTATACGAGTTGAAAGCTGACCAGTCTTACAAAGAGTTTTCAATCAAGGCTGACTATGAATTGGTTCGCCACATCTTTGAGGGCGCTGAGAAGGTTGTAAAAGCCGTTGAAGCAGGAATTGCCCCAGAATGCAGCAACAACCCTGGAGTAGGCTGCAAGGACTGCGCACCTTACAAGGAGGACTAATGAGCGCTATTGAGCGGTTCCAGTCTTGGGGTTTAGCTTTTGAAAAGCCCGAAGATGACCAGGTAAAGCTACCTGCGGACATTACTGACGTTAGCTCTGAGGAGTTAGGTGGGTTGTTTACTCGCCTAACTTCCTGGACTGACTACATAGCATCTCAGCTCACTATTGCTCAACTTGAAGAGCGTTCTGCTCTAAAAAAGAAAGAGTTCACTGAGAACACTATGATGGTTCGCCGCATGGGAGCACAAGTAAAGGGTGAGCGTGTAACCGCAGTTAAGGCTGAGATTGCAGTTGACCCACAAGTAGTCGCCCTAGACAACGACTACGAAGAGAAGTACGCATACCGCAAGCTTGTGGAAATGCTCTTGACTAATCACGAGCGTGACCTTAGTCTTGTATCTAGGGAAATCACCCGTCGTTCAAACGATTTTAAGAGGAGTATATAATGGGACGCATGAAAGCAATTTACACAGAACTACAGGAGCTCGGCCTCGACCCTGAGAGCTACCCTCTGGGAGAGATTCAAGACCTTCCAGAATCAATCAAAGAGCTAATTCGTAACAGCCCAAATCAGGACTTTACTGATGCTGTTCAGCAAAAGTTTCAGGAAGCCAAGTCTATGCTTCTAAAGAAGCACAAAGACTATGGACCAACAAACATCTCACAGAGCCCTGGCGGCCCTCTAAACGGTATCCGTGTTCGTATGTGGGACAAGTTTGCCCGCATCAACAACCTGATTGACTCAGGCGCTACGCCAGAGAACGAAAGCCTAAAGGACTCGTTCCTAGACATGGCTAACTACGCAATCATTGCGATGCTGGTTCTAGACGACGAGTGGCCTAACGAATAGTGGGTTCTAGCAAGTTTGGGTGGTGCCTTACGGGGCACCACTCTACTTGTCCCACAATAACTGGTTTAACCTGTGGCTGTGAATGCCACGAGAAAGAGAAGAAATGACAGTACCTCCTGTAACTATTTACAGCAACCCCAACTGCGTTCAGTGTGAGCAGACTAAGCGGTATCTAACTAATAACGGCGTTCCTTTTGAGTCTAAGATGATTCAAGACAGCCCAGAAATTATGCCGTTGATTGAGGAGAAGGGCTACAAAGCCGCTCCAGTGGTCGTCGCAGGAACCGAAAGCTGGTCAGGGTTTAAGCTTGAACGCCTAGCTGCACTTGTAAAGAGGAACCACTAATGAAGAAGTGGTCATACAGCCTAACTCCTCAGGAGGAGGCAATTGCAGCCCGTGTCGGTTGGGAACGTCAGCTACCTATGCTAGGTCAACCTGAGCGTAACCGTAACTACAGCGAAGGCGATATCTGGGAAGCCTGGCAGCACATGATTACTGCGGCGTCAGAACTAGCCGCAGCTCGCATGATGGGTATGGATGATTTTGAACCTCACGCCAATACCTTTAAGAGCGTTTTGGATATCCCTGGGTATGAGATTCGGTACTCCTTTACAAAGAGTCAGGGTATGACTCACGGCCCTAAGTACGCTCTACGTTTCAAGCTGGGTGTAGATGACCCTAATGAAATCTACATTCTTATTGTTGGTGGACCTGAAGATAAGGTTCGCCGCAACCCTGGTGACGGATATAAGACACCACCGTTCCGTGCGATTGGCTGGATGTACGGTCACGAGATGGCCCAAATGAAGTACATGGCGATGTACGGCAAGGATAACTATTCAGTTCCTGCTGGAGATTTACACGAGATGAGTACCCTACCAGTGGTGGAAGTTGTAGAATGAGTTGTAAGGAATTCGACGGAGCCTTGTTAGGCAACCAAGAAGTCGCTATTGGTATTGACCAGTCATTAACAGGGTTTGCACTATCAGTGGTCTCTGTTGAATTCCCCAAAACCCACATTACTTGGGTTTACAAGTCACCTCTCTCAGGTATTGAACGCTTGGTAGACATACAAGACTTTATGTATGAGAAGTTTGAGTGGCTAAAGGAGCGCAATAACTCCATTAAAGATATTGCTATGGAATCTCCCTTCCTAGGTTCCCCATCAACCCTTCCTCTATCCGAGCTAGCTGCAGCTACTAAGCTGTTTCTTCATAGCCACTTTGATGTCGTTCCCCTAAGAACTCCTTTGGTAGTTCCTCCATTGACTTTGAAGAAGTACGCCACGGGTAAGGGCACCTCTAAGAAGCAGGAGATGCTCCTACAGATTTACAAGCGTTGGGGCGTCGAGTTCAGTGATGACAACGCCGCCGACGCTTACGCACTAGCCCGTCTAGCTGGAGGCCTAACAATTGATAAGATTGAGGCCGAAGTTGTTGAGAAAATAAAAGACGTTAAATACCGAGATTCTTTATCTAAATAGACGTATTCTTGTAGTTGAGGATGGCGCACGAATATCGACAACTAAAGGAACATAAATCGTGAGCGAAGACATCAACCTTATACCCTCTACCGAAGAGCCGTTTCTTCGAGTAAGCGCAGGGTCTAATCCACAATCCGTAGCATCGGCAATTGCCCACGCACTATATGAGCACCAGGAAGTTAAAGTCCGTGCTGTAGGTGCTGGAGCAGTAAACCAGGCAGTCAAGTCAATTGCGATTGCCAGTGGATATGTTGCACCACGCGGTATGCGACTATCATGCGTCCCAGGATTCACCACAATTGAATCCCGAGACGGCGAGATTTCTGCTATCGTGTTTATCATTACTGTAAAGTAAAAACGCCTTACTCTTATAAAGAAACAAAGGAGCTCCAATGGCAAATTGGACAGACATGGGACATGCTATGAGACGTCGTAGCGGTGCCCCTACAAACCACCACGAATCGGCAGGAAAGAACATGGCCCGTAACCACCAGACCTCAGACGAAGCCCACGACCTACACAAAGGTATGGGAAGTCCTCGTATTGCTATGGGCATGAACGCTTACAGCGTTTCTCCAGAGGCAACCATGAGCTCGGTTGACGAGCTAAGCCCTAACCAGATGCAGGGAACTTTGGTTCCTAAGAAGAACATCCAGGCAGGAGACCCTACCAACCCTGGTAGCAAAGTTAACCGCCCTAATGTTCCTTACAACGAGTCTCTTGGTGCCAAGTACCGCGTTTCGGTTCCATTTACACCAACAATTGACCCAGCAGCTGGTCCTACAATGGCCTCAGCTCGTGTTGTTCCGTCAATTTCTGGTCGTGAAAACCCTAACTTTGAGTCGGGTATCCAGGGCGCAACTGGTTACTAAGAGGTATTTTCAATGCCTATCGACCTTCCTGGAGGTAAAGTAGCTGGTGGCGAGTCCACCATGTCTACTGATTACGGTACCGACAGTCCTAGCCAAGCTCACCAAGTGGTGTCTAACGTTGCAATGCGTAGCGTGAGTAAGCCTCATGCTATGATGAAAGCTACCCTAGGCCGTAAAGCTGAGATGTGGGCGTTCGCTGACCCACTAGGTCAAGGCTCCGTAATGAAACAGGAAGATGGCATTCCTGCAGAAATCCCTAAATCTGATTCGGGTTCAGCATACGCTAAAGACAGGTACTAGGCATGGCTGGTAACTTAAACAACTATAGCCCCCAGCAAAACTGGCAGTCTATAGGTGGTAACGGGTTCTCTGGTTACAACAACCAGGGTGGCCAGGGCCTACCAGTCGCACGTTCTGACCTCGACGGTATCCGTATTGGTACTGGACGCGTACCTTCCGCTGAGTATCCTGATGGGTACCTGGGCACCATCCGCAGCCGTCGTGATGACCGCATCCTTGACTCCATTAAGTCTCGTGTTAATCAAAAGTCTTACCAGCGTGGTGTACACAAAGGTGAGCGAATTGAAGCCAATGCGTACTTCTGGTCCCCAGAGTTCAACTCTGAGATGGGTATCAAACGCCAAATGAAGGCTAAGCAGGTAGAGGTTAACGGAGTTGTCATTTGGCAGAT